CGTGTGCGGTGAGGGCAAGGCCATGACGGAGCTCTACGCAGAGAAGCGCGACAGGCTGACAGCAACGGACAACCTGAGAGCATCGCTCGATGACCTAGCCAGGATATGGGGAATTGCCGTCAAGGCGTCCAGCAAACCCGCCACCAAGTACACGGTGCCATCCAAGCATGATCTCTCGCTCTATACACAGCGCACAACGAAAGATGGCCGTCGTGCAAAAAACGATTGACTACGGTAACCGAGTTTGGCATGTCTTGGGTAGGATGGCGCTTTGCGCTTCGGGGCTGCTTCGGCGGCCTCTTTTGATTCAGCACCATGCATTTTTTGCATATTGCTCCCAACCGCCGTCACAAGACGGTGTAGCGAGGCGTGTGGTAAGCGCCAGGAACCTACCGCCTTCTACGGATCGCGGAATTGCCGGTAATTCGCAGCCCGGCCGCCTCGCATCCCATACAGGCTAACAGGCTCGCCATGCGCGGGCCGCTTTTGTTTTCGGAAGGCTGAGCAATGGCTGAGCGCGAGTTCGTCAAAATCAGCAGATTGGGTGAGCGCTTCTGGTCCGCTGTAGTCGAAGCCAATGGCGACGAGCTTACACTTCGCTGTGACAGCGACGTCATTGTGCGCGGCTTGCCAGCTTATGGCGAGACATTCAGCGCATCGCGGCGTGAAGTAATCGACCGGATATTGGTGAACTGAAATGGCTGTCAGAACCAACCTGCGCCAGCAGGAACAAACGCGCGCCGCTATCCAGACAAGTCAGCTCGTAAATCGCTTGCAGGACTTCGCTTTAGGCAAAATCGCAGAGATCGAGACTGGCCGGTTGAAGGCAATTGAAATCCTGCTCCGCAAGACGCTGCCTGATTTGTCATCCGTGACGCTTGGCGGGGATGAGGCCAACCCGATCAATGTCGTCCATGCCATCGAGCGCCGCATTGTCAGTCCGAACACTCGCGATTGATACGGCTGAGGTATTCCTACCTCTCCTGGAGCCAGCACGTGACAAGGGAGCCTATGGCGGGCGCGGTTCTGGGAAGTCTCATTTCTTCGGCGAATTGATGGTGGAAGACGCCTTGCGCTTTCCGGGTGAAGCCGGGGAGGGGTTGCGAGGCATATGCGCCCGCGAAATCCAGAAGTCGCTTAAGGACAGCGCTAAATACCTGATCGAAAGCAAGCTGGCCAAATTCGGGCTTGGCGAAGCTGATGGCTTCAAGGTCTTCAACGACAAGATCGAGACGCCCGGGGACGGGCTGCTGATCTTCCAGGGTCTACAGGATCACACGGCGGATTCAATCAAGTCGCTGGAAGGGTTTCATCGGTTCTGGGGTGAAGAAGCCCACGGCATCAGTTCGCGTTCGATTGGCTTGGTTCGCCCCACTATCCGGTGGGAGAACAGTCGCCTCGGGCTGCAATCAGAAATGTGGTGGAGCTGGAATCCACTGCGCAAGACAGACGCGGTAGATATCATGCTGCGCAGCGATGCGATCCCGACTGGTGCAAAGGTTATTCGGGCCAACTGGTCTGACAATCCTTGGTTCCCGAGCGTTCTGGAGCAGGAACGGCAAGACTGCCTGCACAAGACGCCAGATCAGTACGACCATATCTGGGAAGGCGGGTATGCGACGGTTCTGAGTGGTGCCTATTTCGCGCATGCTCTCACCATCGCAAGGCAAGAGGGTCGAGTGGGCAATGTGGCCCGCGATCCGAACATGCCCATCAAGGCATTCTGGGACATCGGCATAAGGGACGCCACCGCGATATGGATTGCGCAGTTCATCGGCCGTGAAATCAGGGTGCTGGATTACTACGAAGCTGTCGGGCAACCGCTGGCAACGCATCTGGAGTGGCTGCGGGCGAACGGCTATGCCGGCGCTGAATGCGTCCTTCCCCATGATGGGGCGAAAGAGGATGCAATCACAGCGATCCGGTTTGAAGACCACATCAAGGCCGCAGGCTTCCCGGTAAGGACGATACCCAATCAGGGCAAGGGCGCTGCAATGAAGCGCGTTGAAGCAGCGCGCAAGCTGTTCCCGTCCATCTGGTTCAACCTCTCGAAGTGTTCGGGCGGCATCGACGCAATCGGCTGGTATCACGAGAAAATCGACGAAACACGCAACATCGGACTTGGCCCGGAACATGACTGGTCGAGCCACGGTGCCGATGCGTTCGGCCTGATGTGCGTGGCGTATGAGCCGCCGACAAAACCTGTACCTCGCCCCGCTGTCACGTACGGCGCTGGAAGCTGGATGGCGTAATGGCTGACGATCTTCTGAAAGAAGCCAAGGATGCCTTTGAACAGGCTTCCGACGCTTCCGACCACAACCGCCAGACTGCAATCGATGACGTGCGCTTTGCTCGTCTAGGTGAGCAGTGGCCGGAAGCGGTCATGAAGCAGCGCGAGAAGGAGGGGCGTCCGTGCCTCACCATCAACAAGCTGCCTGCCTTCATCCGCCAGGTTGTGAACGACGCACGACAGAACAAGCCGGCGATCAAGGTTCATCCTGCCGACAGTGGCGCTGATCCAGAGACAGCCGATGTCATCAACGGGCTGATCCGCAATATCGAATACACCTCATCGGCTGACGTTGCTTATGATACCGGCGTGGAATGCGCGGTAACTGCTGGCTTCGGCTACTGGCGCGTTGGGCTCGACTACGCCTTTGATGACAGCTTCGACATGGATATCCAGATCAAGCGCGTCATCAACCCGTTCTCGGTCTACGGCGATCCGAATTCCACCGAAGCCGATTCATCGGACTGGAACACGGCATTCGTTGTTGATCGGCTCACGAAAGAGCAGTTCGAAGCCCAATGGGGCGACAAGGCCCGAGTTGATTGGGACGATACGGGTTGGGCATCGGCCGGCGAACCGTGGCGCGTTGAAAACGATGTTCTGGTCGCTGAATACTGGAAGCGTGAGGAAGTCGAACGCACCATCGTCCGCATGCAGGACGGCCAGATATTCAGCAAGGAACAGCTTGAGACAGATCCTGACCTGATTGCGCTTCTGGAGGCGGGCATCTTGCAGCCTCATGGCGAGCGCAAGACCAAATCGCACAAGGTCACGCAGCATTTCATGTCCGGCGCGGAAATCCTCGAAAGCAAGGATTGGCCGGGGCGCTACATTCCCATCGTTCCTGTCTATGGCGATGAATTCGACGTGCAGGGCAAGCGCTATTTCCGCTCCCTGATACACAACGCCAAGGATGCACAGAGGACGTTCAACTACTGGCGCACAACGGGTGCGGAACTCATCGCGCTGGCTCCCAAGGTGCCGTTCATTGGGCCAAAAGGGGCATTCGACAGCGACATTGCCCGCTGGCAGACGGCCAACACGAAAAGCCATGCATTCCTTGAGTATGACCCGATTGCAGGCCAGCCACCACCGCAGCGCCAGCGGCTCGACACGGGACCAGCCGCAGGAGCTTTGCAGGAGGCATTGAACGCCTCGGACGACATCAAGGCCATTGTCGGCATGTACGATGCATCTTTGGGTGCGCGTTCGAACGAAACCAGCGGCAAGGCCATCATGGCCCGCCAGCGGGAAGGGGATATTTCCACCTTCCATTTCGTAGACAACATGGCCCGCGCCATTCGCCACACAGGCCGCATCGTCCTGGACCTCATTCCGTCTGTGTATGACACCGAGCGCATACTGCGCGTGATTGGAGAGGACGGATCGCAGGACGCCAAGAAGGTCAATGCGCCTTATGAGGTGAAAGACCCGAAGACCGGCCAGCCCATGCAGGAGCCGGCAACGGGGCCGGACGGACAGCCAGTGATAGGACAGGACGGCAATCCTCTCATGAAGCCCATCACAGCGCTCCACGACCTGACCGCAGGCAAATACGACCTGACCGTAACGACAGGACCGAGCTTCACGACACGCAGGGAAGAAGCCGCAGCTTCGATGACAGAAGCGCTTAGGGCGTTCCCGCAGGCAGCGCCTGTGATTGTTCCTGAGCTTGCCAAGAACCTCGATTGGCCGGGTGCAGACGACATTGCTGAAAAGCTGGAAAAGCTGAATTCAGGGCAGATACCGCCCGAGCTTCAAAAGCAGATCGAGGAAGGCAAGCAGCAGCTAGAGACGCTGACGCAGG